CCGACTGGATGTGGCCTGGAAGCTGGCCACCGTCACCGGCTCGTATGACTGCCTGGCCACCTGGGACGCACCCCCGTCCGGCATGACCGGCATGTTGAGCGTCCTGCGCGCCTTCTGAGAAAGCGAGGCTAGCCAGTTCGTCACGTTGAAGGGAAGTCGTTTGTCATGACACTGTCGACCGACAGTATTATCCAGCAGGCCACCGGCAGTTTCGAGAGCTCCAGTGGTTCGGTGACGCTCCCCGGCGGCACCGAGGCGGGAAGTGCAGTCCTGATCATTGCCGGGCTTGGTGGCGACAACTCCACCACGTACGGGTTGCAGACCCCGTCGGGGTTCACGGCCGTTGGCGCGCTAGCCGACGCGCCCGCGCACGCCACCCCATACATGTGGATCAAGCCGAGCGCATCGGCGGCCGAAACCACGTGGACATTGAACGCCAATGGCGGTTCGCCGCAGGTCGTGTGGGCCGTGTTTGAGATACCGGGGCTGGACACCGACTGGCCCGGCAAGGTGTACATCAAGATGTCACCCGGCCTGCCGGGCGAGTCGCCGGTGTCCTCGCAGTCCACTGTCGTGTCCGACCCTTCGGAGTCCTACGGCGCGCTGGCGTTGGCGATGTTCTTCGGCACCAACACCACCCCGGAGACCCCGGTGTTCTCCGACTACGAAAACGGCTTCTTCGAGATCGCCACCGAGACACGCAGCAACGCGAGCCGGGCGCACACCCTGGCCGTGGCGGCGTTGCCGACCCAGGTGCTTGGCACCAAGCAGTGCACCGTGGCGGTGACGCCCAGCGCCTACGTGGCCCACTGGGTGGTGGTACTGACCGGGCTCGACTCGCATCACGCCCCGAACGTGACGGCATGTTTCGGCGCCGAGATTGGCACCATCACGTCGATCGACAGTTCCGACGGCACGTATCCCGGCGCGTGGGACGGTGTGGTCGGGTCACCGGAGATTTCCACCGAGCATCCGCGTTCCGGTAGCTACGGCCTGAAGTTCTCCTCGACGTCGGCGGCCGAAAACCTGACCTGGGGGCAGAAGGCCGGCGTGGCGCAGGGCACGCTGGGAACCACCAACACCGTCATCCCGGTCTGGTCGGAACGGTTCCACGTCTACTTCGAGACAAGCCTGCCATCCGTTGACACCGAGTTGGCCTCGGTGGAGGCTGGGTCGCTGGCCAACGGTGTGGTCATCCGGTATGTGGCGGCGAGTCAGAAGATCGGTGTGAAGGTCGGCACCGGGTCGGAGGTTCTCTCCGACACGACCGTGGCGGCCGACGTCCACATCGGCATCGACTACCTGTATGACCCGCGGGCCACGACGCACACCTGCGACTGGGCGGTCGACTACGACGCCGACCCGGGTGACACCGTCGGTTCGGTGGCACAGACCCAGGCCAGCACATCCGGCATGACCGCCGGTGGGGTCACCACTGTCCGCAAGGGCCACACGACGAGCATCACGGCCACCTACTACATGGACGACATTGTCGCCAGCAAGTGGCGTAAGACGTTCCCGATCGGCGACGTGCGGATCATGCCGCTGAAGGTGGATCCGGCCGGCACCCCGACCGTGTCCGGGTCGAGTGCCAACTTCCGCACCTTCACCAGCAACGGCACTCTGGCCACCTGGACCGCTGACGGCACCCGTACCGCCCTGGACGACATCCCGCCCACCATCGGCGCAACATCGGATGGTCTGACGCAGGTCGCCGTCGCCACCACCGAGTACGTCGAGGTGCCGATGGAGACGTTCGCCTGCGCCCCGGACTACGCCCCGATGGGCGGTCGCTGGTATTGGGCCGGCTGGGCGGCGTCTGGAAACCCGGCCTCGTTCAAGTGCCGCATCTCGGACGGCACCTCACCGAACTTCGCAGTCTTCGGTCTACTCGACTCGACCTTCGACGACTCGTCGTTGGTGTGGGTTACCCGAATCCACAACAGGATCGCCGACCTGAACACCTTCTACCAGTTCACCCAGGCGAAGGTGGACGGCCTGGCGGCACAGTTCGGGTTCAGCGAAGACGCCAACCCCGACGCCGGTGTGCACGCGGTGCTGTTCGAGTTGATTATCAAGCCGGCGGAAGTGATCGGGCTGTTCGAGGCCGAGGGCGGTACGTTCAACGTCTACGGCCGGCTCGACCCCAACTCGGCCGCTATCGTCAGCCTGCTCGCCACCACACCGGCCGGCACCCGCGGCGGGACGCTGACGTGGACCGACGGCGGCGTCGACGGGTCTCAGTACGTTGGCCCGAACACGACCGGCGAGAAGAGCTTCGCGTCGTCGTCGATCGAGGACGTGACCTCCTACGGCTTCAGCCCCGACCCGGGGTGATGACGCGTGGCGATGCCCACCGTCGTCGGCGTCGGCGCGCAGGCGTTCAGCACCGGTAACATCACCCCCGCCTACCCTGCCGGGTACACCGCGGTCGCCGACGACGTGGCGGTCACGTTCATCGAAACCAACTCGGAGACGATCACCCCGCCCACGAACTGGGTGGTGGCGGCGTCGATTCCCGTCGCGTCGGGCACCACAACCCGGCTCACGGCGATCTGGCGGCGGCTGACCGCCAGCGAAGCGGCGCCGACCATCACCTCGGCGGCCAACCACAAAATCGGAACCATGATCGTCGTTACGGGTTGCCGCACCAGCGGCAACCCGTACGAGGCGGCACCGGCGTCGACGGAGCTGGTCGCCGACACGTCGGTCAGCATTCCGGGCGCGACGACCACGAACAACGACGTGCTCTGCCTGTACGCCTTCGCCACCGGACAGGACGCCAACAGCACCGCCGGCGCTACCGGCTGGGCCGACGCGTCACTCGCCAACGTGGCCGAGCAGATGGACGGCTGGAGAAACGTCGGCACCGGCGGCGGGCTCGCCATGGCGTCGGGCGAGAAGGCCACCGCCGGCGCGACCGGGGCTATGACGGCGACGTTGAGCCTGGTCTCCAACTTCAAAGCACTCATGATGATCGCGCTCGTGGGTGTGGCGGGTGGCGCGGTCAACGGCACCGCCGAAGGCGTGTACAGCTTCACCGGTTCGGCGGCGGGGGTTCCGGAAACCACCGGCACCGCATCCGCCACGCTGACCTTCACCGGTGCAGCGGCCGGGGTTCCTGAGACCGCCGGCACCGCCGAAGCCGCGCTCACCTTCACCGGCACTGCCGTCGGTGTGCGGGCTGTCACCTCCACCGGTGAAGGTCTGTTCACCTTCACCGGTGCCGCATCGGGCACGTCCGGGGCACCACCGGTGGAGGGCCAGGCCGACGGCACCTTCACCTTCGGTGCCACGGCTGCCGGGGTGCGGGATGTACTCGGCGCCGCCGTCGCTGCGTTCACGTCCACCACAACCGGGTCGGGGCTGGTCGACCACCCCGGCACCGCCGACGGCACGTTCACCTTCACCGGTGCTGGGACCGGGGTCCCCGGCGTGCTCGGCCAAGCCGTCACCGCGCTCACCTTCACCGGCACAGCTGCTGGTGAGGTCGAAGGGCAGACCACCGGCACCGCCGAGGGCACCTACACCCTCACCGCCACCGCGGTGGGCACCGTCGGCCGTCTCGGCATCGCATCGGTCACGCTCACCTTCGGCGCCACCGCCGCCGGGGTGGTGTCCGCCGAGGTCAACGGCACCGCCGAGGCCGCGCTCACCTTCACCGGCTCGGCCTTGGGCGTGGTGTCGCTGGTCGTAACGGGCACCGCCGAAGGTGCCTTCGCCTTCACCGGCGCCGCCTCGGGTGGCGAATCCGTCGGCCCCGGCCGGCCGACCGGCTCTCGGACCACGGCCGGTATCTACGCATCAACCACGATCGGGGGTGTGCTGTGAGCATCCGCGACGTCGGCGACCGGATCAACATCCAGTATCTGTCCTACAACTCCCTAGGTGCGTTGACCAACGCCACCGTCACGCTGACCGTCACCGACCCGGCCGCCGCGGTCACCAACCCGACCGTCACCAACACGTCCACCGGCCAGTACGACGCGGCGTTCACCCTCAACCTGGCCGGGCTGTGGTCGTGGGTGTGGAGCGTCTCCGGCACCGTCGTCGACGTCGCGGCCGGGTCGGTGTTCGTCGCCGACCCCGGCCCGCCCACCTACGCCGGCATCACCGACCTGAAGGCGTACATGGGCATCGGCGACACCGCCGACGACGCGAAGCTGCAGGACGCGCTGCAGTCGGCATCCCGCGGGATCGAGCACTTCTGCGACCGGGCGTTCTGGCCGTCGCTTGCAGCCACAGCCAGAACCTTCCACCCCAGCACGCCGGCCCTGGCGGTGGTGGACGACTTCTGGACCGCCACCGGCCTGGTCGTCAAAACCGACGCCGGCGATGACGCCACGTACGAGACGACCTGGACCAGCGCCGAGTACAGCCTGGAGCCGTCCAACCAGATCGTCGCCGGCGAGCTCGGCTGGCCCTACTACCGCATCCTGGCGGTAGGCCGGAGCTTCCCCTGCGGGGTCCGTCCCAGCGTGCAGGTCACCGCGAAGTGGGGCTGGCCGTCGGTGCCCAGCCCGGTCAAACAGGCCTGCCTGGTGGTGGCGGCGGAGACGTTCAAGCTGAAAGACTCCCCGTTCGGCGTCGGCGGCTACAGCCAGTTCGGCATCATCCGCGTGCGTGACAACCCGCTGGCCGCGAGGATGCTGGGCCCCTACCAGCGCCACCCGGTGCTGGTGGCCTGATGGACGTCACCGCGATCCGCGACGCGTTGGCCGCCCGCGTCGCGGCGGTGATCCCCCGCACGCACGCCACCGTGCCGGACTCGGTCAACCCCCCGGCGGCGGTGCTCATGCCAGTCCCCGGTGTGTTCAGCACCGACGTGAGCATGGACGGCGCGCAGGACCTGTCCTTCGTCGTGATGGTGCTGGTGCAGAAGGTGTCCGACCGCTCCAGTCAGGACGCGTTGGCCGACTACCTCTCGACCGGTGCCGACGACGTTCGGGCCGTGATCGACTCCGGTGCCACGGCGGACTGGGACTACGCCGTGACGTCGCAGGCGCGTAACTTCGGCGAGTTCGCCTGGGGTGCCGGCGAGACCGCGCAGCGGTATCTGGGCTTCGAGATCCCGGTGCTGGTGGCCGTGTCGTGAATGAGAAGGGAGAACGCCGGTGCGGTGGGTGGTAGCCCAGCCGGGCCCGTCCTTTCTCAGTGCAGGACGTCTACGCCGGGTGGGTTGAGGCGCTGCGCGAATCCGGCCAGGACGTGGTCGAGTACAACCTGGACGACCGGCTCACCTTCTACGCCTCCGCGCTGCGGCAGGTCGGCGAGCACACCTTCTCCCGGATGCTGACCGCCGAGCAGTCCTACGAGCTCGCCGTCAACGGGCTCTACGCGACGCTGTACAAGGCCCGCCCGGATGTGCTGCTGGTGATCTCCGGGTTCTTCATCCCCGTCGGGCTGCTCGACCGGGCCCGCCGTAGCGGGACCCGGGTGGTGATCCTGCACACCGAGGAGCCCTACGAGCACGACCGGCAGATCAAGCTCGCCCCGTACGCGGACGTGAACCTGATCGACGACCCGACCCACCTCGACGCGTACCGCCGGGTCGCGACCACCTTCTACCTGCCGAAAGCCCACCGGCCCTCGCTGCACTGCCCCGGCCCGTCGGTGCCGGAGCTGGAGTGTGACCTCGCCTTCGTCGGCACCGGCTTCGGGTCCCGGGTGCAGTTCTTCGAGGCGATGGACCTCGGCGGGCTGGATGTGCTGCTGGCCGGCAACTGGCAGGGCGTCGACGAGTCCTCGCCGATCTACCCGTTCCTGGCCCATGACCCGGACGAGTGTTTGGACAACGCGAAGACGGTCGACGTGTACCGCTCGGCGCGCATGGGGCTCAACCTGTACCGGCGCGAGTCGCAGAGACCCGAACTGTCGGCAGGTTGGTCGATGGGCCCGCGTGAGGTTGAACAAGCCGCGTGTGGGCTGTTCTTCCTGCGCGATCGTCGCGGCGAGGGTGACGAGGTGCTGGGCATGCTGCCTACCTTCGACTCGCCGGCTGAGGCATCCGAGCTGGTCCGGTACTGGCTGGACCGGCCGGATGAGAGGGCCGTGTTGGCGGCCAAGGCACGCGAGGCGGTCGCCGACCGCACGTTCAGCAATCACGCGGTGGAGCTGCTGCGGCTCCTCGGCTAGCCCGCTACCCAGTGGCTCGCATGCGCGGTCACCTTACCGGAGGAAGTGGTTCAAATCGCACGTATTCATGGGAAGCGCGGCCGGGTATACCTCGATATCACCGGCTCGGGTAGCGCGGAACCGTTGCCGTTCTTCGCCCGGTGGACGATCAACCACTCCACCGACCGCGCCGACGTGTCGGCGATGGGCGACACCAACAAGACCTACGTCTCGGGCATGGCCGACGCCGTCGGTACCTTCAATGGCTGGTACGACGACGACTCGGCACAAACATACACCGCCGCGATTGACGGGTTGCCGCGCAAGTTCTACCTGTACCCGGACATCCTGAGCAACACGAAGTACTTCTGGGGCACGGTCCTCGTCGACATGAACATCGACGGCGGTGTGGACTCCGCCGTGACGGTGTCGGCGTCGTGGAACGCCGCGTCGACGATCTCGAAGGTCGGCTAGTTGCTGAGCACCGTCGTCATCGGCGAGGAGAAGCTGGACACCACCGCGGCGGAACTGGTGCGGGAGGGGCGACGCTTCCAGCGCCGGATCTCCACCGCGGTGGGCCGCTCGGTGCGCCGGGTGTACTTCCCCACCCTGCTGGGGATGGCACCGCGTTACATGCCCTCGGGCTACACCCCGGTGCTGGTGTCGGATCTTCGCGCCACCACGTCGGTGCGGTTCGCCGGCGTGGCCCCCGGCGTGTCGGTGAAGGTTTCGGCCCCCACCGGCGGGCCGAGGGGCCGGGCGGTGCGGGCGCTGGAACGCGGCGAGTTGCGGGCCCCGTCGTGGCCGAGGGCCCGCGCAGCACGTGGCGT